TATAATCTTGTTCTGTCGCGGAAACAACGAGACAGATGTAGTAGTTCAGTGGTGGCTGTAGCTCAGTTGGTAGAGTCCAGGATTGTGATTCCTGTTGTCGTGGGTTCGAGCCCCATCAGCCACCCCAAGAATTCATTTAGATTCAAGTAGTTAAGCGAATCTGAATATTTCGGATAGTGAAATTTCCAACGCATTTTGGAATTTTCCAACGAGCCGAGTTGAAAGCCACCCTTGCGGTGGCTTTTTTATTTCCCCAATCTGATGCCATTACGGTCCTGACGACAGCTTCGACTGTTCTTGAATAGCAGGCTCATCTTCAAGCATCGTGCGCAGCGAGTCGGCCAGGATCAAGGCCGTCGACGACGAACCCTGCCGGAAATAGTCGTGCGTGCGCAGCGCCAGCGCGCGCAGCCGCGCCACCTCCCACAGCAGCGCGCGCACGTCGGGCGAGTCCGGGTTGCGATCCTGAATCGCTTTCAGATCGTCCTTCGTGAGCGCGCGCTTGAACCGCATGGCCGGAATACTGTTCATCCATACAGTGTAGCAGCCGTGACATGCAGCCTGCCTAATTTTGCATCTCATCAAGCGCCGGCGGCTTCCCCTGCCATACTTGGCGCATGGAGAAACGAACAGATCACATCACCGCAACCTATGTCGATCTGGCAGCAAATGTTGCGGCCGTGTTCGGCCTCGATGTTGGCTTGCGCGTTCTCCAGCCGACGACGCCTTTGCACGTGGTGCAGCGCGTTCTAAGTGATGGAGGGCCGCGACGCCGCGGGGCTGCGCCGATAAAATCTGACAAAGGATGATGATGGACAACGAGATCGTTGGCGACCTGGGCGAGCCTCCAGAACGGCCCAGAGTAGATATTCCAGAGGCCGACCTGGCGCTACTGGAGCGGGCGGCGCGCGCGATCGGCGCCGCGCGCGTTGAAGTGGTTGATGGCGAGGGCTACGTCAACCTGCACTTCGCCGGCGGCTCGGTCGTGCATAGCTGGAACCCGCTCATGTTCAGCGGCGATGCATTCGACCTGGCCGTGCGGCTTCGACTTGAGATTTACATACACGTGCAGGACACCACCGCGATGGCCGCCGATCTCAATTTGGCGAACGAGCCGCACGGCGACGACGCCGGTGCAGCCACCCGCCGGGCCATCACTCGCGTCGCGGGCGAGATCGAGAACTAGCACCCTACCTCGGCCAAGCCTGGACCGCCATCCATCCTATCCATAGCGACTTTTTAACAACAGCTAACGTCTGGCCGCTTCAGTTATTAACGACTCGAGTAGATAAATATTGTCAAAAAAGAGCGCCGAAATTATGCTCACTGGGCACAATATTTACGAGATAAAGATGTTTCGCGCTCTGCTAAGAAGGTTGAATCCGCCCCACATATGGATCTTATCCGATGACCTCGAGCGCCGCCGTTGCAGCGTTTGTGGACGGAGGGAGGAGTACCTAGATGGTGACGAGTGGCATGGCTTTTATTGGGAGATGACGCGACCTGGCGACAAGCATGCTCATGTTTCCTGAATCTCGTATCAATTTGCCCCGTTTGATGAACTGATACGCACCCCTCCTCTATTGGCTGGCCTCGGCGATGTTTCACCGAGGCCAGGCCTGAACCGTCTTCGCGTGGCGCGCGGCGCACTCCGCGTACTGGCGCAGCAGCTCGATCGCCCATGCCTGCCATGCGTCGTAGTCGTCGGCACCAGGCCGCTCGATCACCGGGCACGGCGCGGCCAGCGCGCTATCGAGGGATGCTTTTGTTGGCGGCTTCGATTGCGGCGTCGAGGTTGCGCACGCGGTCAGCGTCAGGCACACAACCAGCAGGCAAAGGTTTCGCATTGCGCAGCTCCTTGGTGAGCGCCGACATTCGCGGCGCCAGGGTAGATCGAATGTCGGCGAACTCGGTCGCCGCCTTGGTGATGATCGCGGCGTCGGCCTGCAGCGTGGTCAGCGCCAGATCCGACTGGCTGCGCATGGTTTCGGCGTGCGCGCGCCGCAGCTCGGCGATCTCGGCGTCGTGCCGCCAGCCGTTTGTGAACCAGCCGGCGGCACCCGACAGCGCCATTGCCAGCACCAAGCCCAGGCCGACCACCAGCGCGCGGGACGAGGCGGCGACGGCCGGTGCGGCTGCTGCCGCTACGATCGGGATCATGGCAACCCCTTCAAGCACAGCTCGCGCTCGGCCTGGCGCCGGCGCGTGAGGCCGCGCACTTCCTTGCCGCCGACCTTGTTCCACATCAGCAGCGCATTACAGGCGCCGACCATGTCGCCCGCGTTCGTGCGGCGCGCCATGCTCGAGCCGCAGAAGCCGCTCACGCCGATGTTGTAGGCGACGTCGACGAAGGCCACCTTCTGGCCATCGGTCAGGCGCGCGAGCGGGATGCACATGGCGATGCCGGCGGCGTGCCGCTCGAGGTCGCGGTCGAGCTGGGCGCGGCACTGCGCGGGCGTGTACGTCTTGCCCCAGGCCGCGTTCTCGGTGGCACCAGTACAGTATGTGAGCACGCCGGCCATGTCCCGATAGGTGATGTACTTGGTGCCTTCAAACGGCGGCGTGAAGGTGAACAGTGCGGTCGCGGCCACGGCGCCGACCAGCGCGACCAGGCCGCGCCGCTGGGTTGGTGCGCCCTTAACCATTGCCGGTCACCGTCGGTTGCGCCACCACGCGCGCGAGCGCGGCACCGAGCGAGGTCAGGCCAGCGGCAACCACCAGGATGGGCGCGGTGCCGCTTGCGTACAGATGCATGCCGGCCTCGATGGCCGATGCAATGGCGGCCAGCAGCGCGAAGCGTACCGACCAGAGTTTCGGGAATTGCGCGCGTGCGTCGTCAATGAATTTCACGATCTGTCCTTTGGGTTGCGCGCCGGCGGCGCCGGCGCTGGATGTGCTGTGTGTTACGGTTTCGTCAGCGAGCCCAGCGGGCCCAGCGGTGCCAGCAGCTGGGCCTGCAACTGCTGCAGGCGAACTTCCCGTTCGCGCCGGTCCAGTTCGGCCAGCAGGTGCTCGCGGGTGTTGCGCTGGTGCGTGTACCAGGCGTTCAGCACGAACGTGAGAAGCGCCGTGGCGATGCCGACGATCACCCCAAACTCAGTCAGGGTGAGAGAGGTGGCGACCGTTACTGCAGCGCCTGCGTAGCTGCCGACTTCCGGCGGGGTGGTCTTGCTGATGCTCATTGCTGCCTTTCGATGGGACGAAAAAAAACCCACCGAGGCGGGCTGTGTCTTGCGGTTTGTGACCAGGCCCGGGTAGGCCGCGAGGATTACAGCCGTGCAGCGGTGATGAACAGTTCGTCGAGCGCGTCGTCGTCGAGGCTCAGCGCGGCGCCCATCATGACGACGAGCGGGCTGTTGCGGGCAACGACGCTCGAATAGTCCCACTCGATGCGCGCGGCCTCGCGGTCCGGGCTCGGCAGCGAGTCGATGGCGGTGTCGACCTCACCCAGCACGCTGCGCGCCAGCAGGGCCAGGCGGGCTTGGCGCATGCTCACCTCGTGCGGCACGGGCACCTTGTCGCCTTCGTCGATCGCCGCTTGCTCTTCGGGCGTCGCCGCGCGCACCGTCCATTGCTGAATCCATGCATCGTCGACGTGCTCGATGGGGCCCGGCTCGACGATCTCGCCAGGCTGCGCGCCCGGCCGCTCGCTGCGCAGCGGGAACACGCCGGCCTCGGCCAGCGCAGCGTCGGTGATCACGCTCTCGAAGATGACGCTTGCCGATGCCCACAGCGCGCTGCGGATCTCGCCGTGCAGGGTAAATACTTGATTGGTGGATGGCTGGTAGTACATGCGAATCCTTAAATGTCCTGCGTGTTGGTTGACGGGTACTCTCGGCCAGAGCCCCAAATAATTCGGCAAGCACCGCCTGCGCCAGCCAGCGAGATAGTTGAAGTTCGCCCTCCGGCACCGCCGCCGTAAAGTCCCGGATCAGTGCTGGTAGCTCCTGGGATGCCGCCCGAACCTGATCCGCCCACAGTTGCAGGGGGACCATTTACGCCCGCGATGCCGCTGGCACCCTCGCCAAAAATACCAACGCCGCCGCCTGCAGCGCCAGGGTTGACATTGAACCCACGTCCGCCTGCACCGCCGCCACCGCCAGACCCCGGCTCGCTCGGGATGTATGCCCTGCCGCCATTGCCTGAATATCCGCCAGCACCACCACCACCACCACCTTCCACCTGGTTATCGCCCTTCGACCCGCCGCTGCCGCCGTTGCCACCGCCGATGTTCCCGTCAAGCGTCGATCCTTCACCACCAGCTCCCGGGAAGTTCGCGCCCGCCACGCCACCGGTCGCCTGCAGAAGAATCGTCGACCCGCGGCTGATAGTTGTGACGCCCCCGTTTGCCCCCGTAGCACCAGCGCCAACGACGATGGTCAGAGTTTCGCCGGGCATGACAGCGATCTTCTTCGCGTACCGCAGGCCGCCACCGCCACCGCCAGCACCTCCCACCGAAGAGTCATACCTGCGAGCGCCACCGCCGGCGGCCACGCACAGGGGACTGATCGAAAAGACGCGCGCAGGAACGATCCATGAATAGGTCCCCGGAGTAGTCCAGGCCGCCTGTCCCGACGGGCCTTGGATCGCGCCGAACATGATCTTGAAAATGGTGTCGTCCATATTGGCCTAGTTGTCGTAGGGCTCGGTGGCCACCATGCGCCAGCGAGTGGCGCCCTTGTTCGTCGTGACGAAAAGCAGCAGGTAGGTCTTGCCAGCCACGAACGAATAGACCACGTTGTTGACGGTCTTGACCGTGCTCGGCAGCGTCAGCGTGCCGCCCGTGTAGGTCAGTTCGATACCGAAGCTGAAGCCGTTGGTCGGACAGTTCGCGAACACCCACGTCTCGCTCGCTGACATCGCGCGCGTGAAGAAGTTGGTGGTGGACAGGTCGAATGTCGCGGACGCAGCAGCGCGCGGCGTGAATGATCCGGTACCAAACAGCGGCATCCACTGGCCTGCAGTGTCGTTCGCTGGGTCGACCGTGCCGGCGCCGGCCACCTGGCGGCGGTACGGCTGGAAGTTCACCTGGCTGATCACCTGAACGTTCTTCGCGTAGGTCGTGCCGCTGACCCACGCCGGAGCGCTGGCACCCGCGATCGCCGCAAGCTTGGCCGCCTCAGCACTCTGCGCGGCGGCTGCGGCTGCGGCCGCATTGGTGGTGACGCCGCCAGCGAGGTCGTTCAGTTCGCCAGCCAGCGCGTTCTCCTGCCGCGCGCGCTCCGGCATGTTATCGATGAAGCCGGCCATCTTTGCATCGAACGTGGCCTGGTCATCCAGCTGGTTCGGCATTTGCGCGGGGTCGCTTAGTGCTGTGATCTGGGTCATTGGGACAATACTCCATCAATTTGTAAGGCCATCTTCGAGCGCGGGAACGAGTCGATCACCTTGCGCAGGCTACTGAACCGGCCGACCAGCATCGTGTCGCCACGCATGGTCGAGCCCAGAAACACCAGCGTCTTCTGCCGGCGCTTGATCAGGTCATCTTCGATCGTCTCGACGCGGTCGCTTTCGACCGAGATATCGACACTCATCTTTTTCGAGAAGCCGCGCTCGACCGTCGAGCTCGACCCGTCCGTGAAGAACGTGGTGGTCGAGTAATCTTTCAGCTCGGTCGACAGCCCCATCAGCGACAGGCCGACATCGACCGTCGGACCCAGTAGGCACATGCCGCACTTGGGCACGCCGCCGGGTTTCTTGATCGTGACGGTGACCAGGGCATTCGCGAATACCGGCAGCTTCAGCGTCAGGAACCAGGTGCGCAGTCGCAACCGGTTAAAGCACCAGCCGAAGAAGCTGCTGCCCGAGCGCGGAAGCACCAGGCTTTTCGTCTCGCTGAATACCAGGCCGCGCGTCGGGTGCGTCATCGAAACCCGAACTTCGCTCGCATCCATGGCGCCGGCGAACAGGCCCTGCGTGATTGCCTGCGCTGAGAACACGGACACGATCTCTTCCGGGTTGCTGGTCTGCGTGCTGTTGCGGTCGTCGAACATCGCCCAGCGGTTGATCGCAGTACGCTTGTTCCAGAACGCCGGGTCACTCAGGGCCTTGCCGACATTCCCTGCGACCATCGACCAGTAGACGATCTTCGTCGTCGGGTCGTACACCGCCGCGTCTTTCGCGTAGGTCGTGGCCACGTTGTAAGGCGGCTCGACCATCGGCACATTCGAATACACCAGGCCAGCGCCGGCGCCCACCACGTCAGCAGCGCGGGTGACAGCGCTCCCGCTCGTTTTGATCGGGCTGTCGATGCGGTCACGCTGAATTTGTGGAAGCCCGATACGGAGAGTGAAATCGTACGGCTGTCCTGGCGTAATAAAAATAATCAGGAAGCAGTCAAGTCGTGCGGTTCCAGCAGGAGTCGATGGCATTGAAATAGATTGCCGAGTCATTCGGATAGGGGCATTAACTCCTGCGATATTCAACGGACCGCTTGCACTGTCCGAAATACCTGCGCCTGCCCCATTAACCGCTCGCACAGTCATTTGCACATTGCCCGGTAGGACGCCGTTAATGTGCTTTATATATTGCGAAAAATACCATGCCTGACCTTCTGCAACTACTGCTGAGTTCAGGCTGCTGCTGCTATGAGTTGGCTCAGGGTAAATTGCAAGATATCCTCGGTCGCTGGCCGCACTATAAAGACGGACATCCATGTAGGCGAAGCCGGTTCCATCAGGCTGAATATCGAGGATTTCCATCTTTTGATTGGCGCCGAAATCTGTTTGCCAAAAAGTAGGAATAGCACCACCAGAGCCCAGCGTACCAACGACCGCGCCCTGCATCGTGTTGTTGCGGATGCGGTTGATCGCCGCCGGCTCAAGCAGCGCCCACGGCGCTTTGCTCAGGTCGGCGGGATCGTATGTGACGCCCACCGTATTGGCCGGCACCTGGACAAGCGTGCCGGTCCGGTCATACACCCACTTGGGGGATGCCCGCGTGAACGGCACATCCCCTAGCACTACTGGATCAACAATGATCATCAGGCAATCACCTTCGTGGCAAGTGGCTTTTCGCCGTTGAGTGCGTCGTCCAGCGAGCTGGCCGTGTTCATCGTGTTCTTCGCGATCGCATACAGCGCGTCGTTCAGATCCTTGCGCATGCCCCGGTTCTCTTCGGTCAGGCGCTCGACGGCTGCGACCAGCACGGCGCTGTTCTCGCCCGGGCTGGCCAGCCGGCGCATCAGCTCGCGGTTGTCAGCCGCGGGGATGATGCGCTCGCCTTCGTGAATCTTCGCCGGCATGTCGGCGGGCACATAGTTCGTGCCGACGGCAAACCCGCGCAGCTTCTTCTCGGCGCTGTCCTCGAACGTGTCGCGGATCGAGCCCAGGCTGATGCCGCCCTTGAGCCGGTCGATCCAGTAGCTCAGTCCGGCCGAGTCAGCCGGGCGGCCGAACACGTCCTTGTAGAGCGCCTGGATCTGCGCCTCGGGCGAACCCTTGATCGAGCCGATGATGGCCTCGGTCGAGATTCCGCCGGCGGCCCGGTCCTGCCAGTAGCTCAGCCCTGCCGCATCCGGCGCACGGCCGAGACTGGACTTGTAGGCATCGCTGATCTGGCTGGTGGCCGAGTTGTACGGGTTTGCACCCGCCGCACCCATCGCACCGTGCAGCGCCTGGATGGCCTGCTCGATCGACAGCCCAATCGTGCTGATGCCCTTCAGGACGTCGATCTGTTCCTGCTCGCGCTGGAGCATGTCGTCGTACTGCTTGACCTGCCCTTCCAGCGCTTTCAGGCTTCGCTCTTCCGCCGACAGTGTTTTGTCGGTGATCTTGGCCAAGTCGGTGATGCCGTTCTTGGTCGCGTAGAAGTCGCGCAGGTAGTCTTCCTGGCTGGCGAACAGGCCGGTCGAATCCTTGCCGATCACCGACAACGCGTTCTTCAGGTCGTCAGCTTTCGGCAGGATGCCGCTGGCCTTGGCGATCGCCAGTGCTGCCTGGATCTGCGCCTGGGCGGCGGCGCGGTCGTTCTTCTCCGTGCCAGCCACAGTCAGCCCGTCCAGCGTGCTGCGCAGCGCCTCGGAAAGCGACCGGGTCTTCTCGACGGCCTTGGTGCGCACGTCGATCTCTTCCTGCGTCGCCTTCTTCTGCCGCTCGACCACCTTCTGCAGCGCCGAGAACGCGCCATCCACGCCGGACATCAGCGCGGCTGCAGCCGTCTTAACCTGCTCGGTTGCCTTGGCGGCGGCCTGCAGGTCCCACAGGTTCTGCGTCGCACCGCGCAGCGCCGGATCCAGCGCGGTCAGGGCGTTGATGTGCTGCTGCGACAGCACCGCTGCAGCGCCAGCCTTGTCGCCGGTCAGCTCGTAAATCTGAGCCTGGATCGACAGCAGCGAGTTGGCCGTACCGAGCGCAGCGGCTTCGTCTTCCAGTGCATACACACGCTCACGCAGTGGGCGCAGGGACGCGTCCATTTCACCGAGCTCGAGCGCGCGGGTGGCCGCCAGCGCGCCAGCCTTGTCGCCCAGCATTTCCATGATCTGGATTTCCAGTTCACGTTTGCTGTTGGTCAGGTCGGTTGCCTTCTCCAGCACGTCCTTGTCAACGTCGGCGATCTGCTTGAACGCCGGGGCGATCTGCATCAGCGCCGCGTACGCCCGCGCGCCGGCTTCGGTCGTCAGGTCCAGCCCGGTGACCACGCCGCGGAACTGCTTCAGCGAATCCTCGGCGCCGGTCTTGATGCCGAACTGGTCGAGCGTCGGCGTGATACGCGCGCGCAGCGAGTCGGCCCGCTCCTTGTCGGTGTAGAAATCGGCAAGGAACTGGTCGACGCTGGAAGTGAATTCCTCCAGCCCGCCGGCCAGGCTGACCAGCCGCTCGCGCGCGCCGACCGACTTGAGCCCGACCGAGTCGAACACCATGCCAAGCGAATCCGTGACCACGGTGACGGCCTGGTAATTGGTCGCCACGCGGGACAGCGTCTCGAGATAACCCTCGCCCACTTGCTGGAACTGGCCCAGGCCATCGACACCGAACGCCGCCAGGTCATCGCCCACCTTCGAGAAGACGGCCGACAGCTCTTCCTGGATCTCGGCGCCGGTCAGCCCCTTCAGGCTGACCTTGCCGATGTCGACCACGAACGAACTGAGCTTGGCGGTGAAGTCATCGCCACCGATACCGATCAGGCTGCTGGCATCGATGACGGTTTGATACAGCGACGTGAGCACGCCGGCGATCTGCCGGTTGCCCTCGGCGCCCAGGCCTTCGATCTTGCTGCTCGAGCTGCCGCTCGAGAACAGGCCGCCCGACTTCTTGATGTCCGCATACTGCGCCGCGTCGGTGCCGCCGTTCAGGATGCTTTCGAACGACGCCTTCGTCAGCAGGAAGCCCGTGTCTTCCACCGTTTTCTTGCCGCCGAAGATGCTGCTCCCGATCTTGCTCAGGAAGTTGCCATCGGCCGAAGCGAACTGCTTGCCGTAATCGCCTGCCACACCGGTGGACTGCACCAGGAACGATGCGAATTGCCCGATCCCCGCCTCGATGTTGCGCAGCGACGCCAGCATCCCATCGCTGATGCGCAGGCCCTGGAGCGTAGCGCCCTCGATGGCAGCGATCGAGTTGGCGATCGATTCCGACTTCGCCGAGCTGTCGCCCAGCACGCTGCCGGCGCCCTGCTTTTCCTGCCGCTGCTGGGACAGTGGAACGCTGCTGGCACCCACGCCGCCCATGATGCTCGCACCGATGGCCACGACAGCCGCCAGCGTGGCTGCGCCGGCGGCCAGGTTCATTGGGAACGGCAGCGAAGCCATGGCCTTGACCACCGCCGTGACGCCCCAGGCACTCGCCTCGGTTGCGGCCAGGCCGGTCGACGCTGCGGTGGCTGCCGCTTCGCCGGTGATCTTGGTCGCGTTCAGCGCCGTGTTGGCCACCACCTCAGTCTGCTTGAAGAAGATCTTCTTCGTCATGGTCGACAGCGCCATGGCCAGCTCGGTGGCGCGGTACGCGCGCTCGACGCTGGTCAGCACGCCATAGCCCTTGCTGCCCTCGGAGAAGAAGCCCTTTGCAGCTGCGGCCATGTCGCCGTAGCCGCTCAGGCGCGACTTCACTTCTTTCGAGTTGATCGCAGCGTTAGCTTCGGCCAGGCCCTTGGAATCGGTTGCATACTTCACCGACGCGTCTTGGCGAGCCTTGTCGACCTCGGCTTGGCGAATGCCGTAAGCGTCCAGCGCGGTGACCAGCTGCGTCATCGAATCGCCGGCCGCGCCGAACGCGCCCTTCAGCGCATCACCGAACGTCTGCGCCTTCGTGGGGTCCAGGAACTTGTCGAGGTCTTCGCCGGCTTTCTTGGCCGCGTCGAATCCCACCTGCTTTACAGCGCCCTCGCGCACCGCTTGCGCACGCTCGCGCAGCGCGGCCGCTTCCTTGCGGTATTCCTCAGCCAGCGCGCCGGTGATGTCGAGGCCCTCTGCAGCCCAGATACGCTCTTCGGCACGCAAGGCCAGCCCCTCGATGCGCGTCGCATTCAATTCGCCGAGTGCATCCTTCGCCAGACCAATCTGCTCGTTTTCGTCGCGCTGGGCCTGCAGGTCCTTGGTCGCCTTGTCGGCGCCGGTGCTGGCACCATCGAGCGCCTTCTGGTACTTCTCCAGCGATTTCAGCCGCTCATCTTCGGCCTGCTTCACGAACTGCTGCTGGCCGATGTATGTCTCGACCGTGTCGACGTAATCCTGCAGCGACTGCTTGCCGCCCTTGTACCCGTCGTACAGCTTGTTCAAGTTGCTATAGAAATCAGCATCGATGCCGACGCTCTTGCCATTGATGCGGTCGACCAGTGCTGCGTATTCCTTGGCTGCCTTCTCGGCTTCTTGCGCTGCCTTCTTCGCTGACGAGTCGTCAACCGTTCGCGGCAGGCCTGGCTTCGGTTTGTCGCCATCCCCCGCATTCGGCGAAGCCGCCGGGGCTCCCCGATTGGCCAGGCGCGCAAGATAAGCCTTTTGGAACTGATCCGAAGGAGCGCTATTGATATCCTCAACGCTTTTCACGCCGTCTGCGATAGCCTGGCTTAAATCGGCAAACGACTTCTTGACGTCCTTGAGTCCATCGCCCCCCTTGAACGATTCGTAAATAGCTTCCACCGGGCTGATAAGCGCGATGTCATTCACGACAGCGAATCCGGCCCGGACGCCCTTCAGCACGTCCCACGCGACACCGGTGGATCGCGCAAACGTCGCTACCGCGTCCGATGCCTTCGCGAAGCCCAGCCCGAGATCGTCAGCCCACGACGACCACTCGCCTTTCTTGATCGGGGTCTGCTGTTTGAATACGTCAGAGAAAGCGCCGGCCAAATCTCGCAGCGCCGGAGCCAACGCAACCGCGGCCGATGTGGCGAGGCTCTTCACTTCGATCTTCAGGAATCCGATTTGATCTTGGAACGCAGCGGCTGCGGCGGCGGCCTCACCCGAAGTACCTGCAACCCCGTCATAGTTTTCTGCCAGGTCGTTCAAGAACGGCAGAATATCCGCGCCAGACTTGCTCAGAAGATCGTTGATGAGCGCCGTTTTTCCGGCGTCGTCGCGATAGTTCTGAAGGCTTTTCGAAGCATCAACCAGGACAACGGACGGATCGCGCAAGTTGCCTGCGGCATCCCGCGATGAAATGCCCAGCGTCTTGAGTGCTTTCTGGACCTTGTTGCTGTCGTCGTCCAAGCCAGCCATGCCGCGCGACAGCTTTACAATTGCAGCGTCGACACCACCCATATCCTCGCCAAACACTACGGCAAGCTTCTGGATCTTGGAAAGGCTCTCGACCGAAGATCCGGTCTTTTGTGCCATCCCATCGAGATCAGCCAGGTCGTTCAGGGCATCACCGACCATCACGGCGCCAGCGGCGGCAGCCGCAGCAACGGCAGCAGCGACAGCCAGAAACGCGACTTTGGCGCCCTCTGCCAGATCGGCCAGGCTGCCGAACGACGATTCGCCGGCCTGCTCCTGCTCGCGCAGCTTGGCGATCATGTCGGCCGCAGCGTCGCTCACGCCCAGTTGCTCGGCGCGCAGGGCGGCCAGCTCGGACGCGGACTTACCGATACCCTCGGTGCTCGAGCGCAGGCTGTCGAGGAACTTGGTCGAGTCGTCGAGCTTGCGCTGGGCATCAGCCGCGAGCGCGCTCTTCTTCGTCATTTCATCCAGCTGTTCCAAGTACGGACGCAGGGCATTGACGTTCAGCCCGCGCGAATTCGCCAGGGCCTCGTAGTACTGCGCCGAACCTTTGGCGCCAGCATTCATGGTCGCCAGCGTGCGCTGGATCGAGTCGGCCATGTTCTTGGTCGCTTTGTCCATGCGACCTGCTGCCACTCCGGCGCCGTCGCCGGCCGTCTCCATGCTTGGCGTGCTGGCGACACCTTCCAGGGCTGCCGTCGTTTTCTTCGCGCTGGCCTCGAGGTTGTCGAGACTCTTGCCGGTTTTGGCGGTCGCGTCTTCGACCTTGCGCAAGCCAGCCTCGACGCCGCTCGCGTCGGCGGTGATCATGATTGTTGCGTTGTTGACAGTATCGCTCATGTCCCGCCTATAAAAAGGGCCACCCGTAGGTGGCGGTCCAGCTGGTTATTCTTTGCGCATTGCCTGCAGCGCGGCCGATTCCATGACGCGAACGTCAGTCATCAGCTCCTGCCAATCGGCGCGCGGCGCGTCGATCATGCGCAGCGCCACCGGCAGCGCCGCGTAGTCCAGGCCGGTGGGCCCGGCCATCCCGATCCGCCATTGCGTATCCATCGCGCAGAACAGCAGATAGGCCTGGTAGTTCTGCGGCCAGATTTCGCACGACGTTGTCACGTCTTCACGGGTCAGGCCGGCCACCTCCAACTCTGCGTCGGTGGGGCCTGACTCGTACATCGCCGTGGCAACGTCCTTTAGTTTTTTGCCCGGGCGCCCGTCACCTCGCCGATGAATTTATCCAGGACAGCGCGGGCGGCACCGATGTATTTCTGGGTCAGCTTCTCGACGCCGGCCTTGTTGAACGGTTCGTCGAGGTCCCAGCCGCGGGTGATGTCCATCAGCGCATCGACGTCTTCGGCGCCCTTGAGGCCATCGACGAATTCTTTGAAATCGTCACGGGGCATCCAGGCGAATTCCCATTCGACGTCGGCGGTACGGCCGCCTGGGACTGGGATAGCGACGGTTGCCTTGAAGGTTGCTTCAGCGGCCAGGGAGAGTTTTGCTTTTGCCATGATATTTTTCTTTCAGAGGGGAACAAAAAAACCGCGAGGGGCGACCCCGCGGCTGGAAAAGCCCGCTTGTGCGGGCCGGCAAACTTGTTACGAGGCGTAGCGGTTCACGCGGCTGCGCAGGGCGACGCCGCACTTAACGACCATGCCCTGGCCCTTGACCAAAGTTGGACTCGGGTTGAAACCCAGCACCCCGTTGTACAAAAGCGGTGCGCCCGACGGCAGCACCACGCGGATCGCGGTCACAGCCTGGGTGTCGGTGGCCGCCTGCAGCACGGCGTTGTGCGGCAGCGCCGGGTCATCGGCGATGCTCATCGCGATCGATGCGGCCGAGAAGCCGTTGAACATCTGAATCTCGTCTGGGAAGTCCAGGAATTCTTCGGTGTTGTACTTCGGGTCGCCGCCGGTGACCGGGAATTCCTTCATGAACGGGATGGTCGTCCAGGTCAGGATCTTGCGCAGCGAGCCGCCGCCGTTACCGACCGGGAACATCGTGGTCGACGTGGTGTTCAGGCCTTCCAGTACGGCGGTGGTGGCCGTCGCAGTCTTCACGCGGAACAGGCGCAGGTTGGCGTTCAGCCAGCCGGTCGTGAATTCGACGATGTCGCCCGGCGCGAAGGTGTTGGCGACGGTGGTGAGCACCGCTTCGCTCGCGTTGCTGGCGGCCGAGACGGAGATCGATGGGCCGTAGGTAGTAGCAACCGAGAAGTTGCTGTTGTTTGGGACGGATACAGCCATGGTGAGGGCCTTTCAGTAGTGAGAAATCCCGGAGTCCGGGCCGTTGCGCGCCCATGCGGGCATGAAAAAAGCCGCCCGGATTTCTCGGGGCGGCCTGGAGGTGGAGCTTGCGGGTCAGCAGAACAGCATGAAGTCCTGCATCGTCCCGCGTAAATTGGTGCCTTCGTCGTACGTGGCCACGCGCCCGCTCGCGACCTCGACCTGCAACGCGGTGGCGGAGCGCAGCGCATCCTCGACCAGCATGCCGATCTCGGACGCCTCGATGCGGCGCTCGCTCCAGACGTTGACCTGGATGCGCACGTGCTGCTTGTCCGGACGGTCACCACTCAGGAAGTTCATCGGCTCCCCGCCCACCGCCTGGTAGGTGATATATGGCTTGGCCGTATTCAGCTCCGCGATATCGGGAAAGATGCGCCCGCCGGCCAGGTGGATCAGCGTGGTGTGTACGTGTTCTTCGGGTGTCATGATCCTGTCGAGTTCCGTGCAAGTAGCTGGGTCAAGGTGCTCGTCATAGCATCAACGGAAACCTGCTTTTTACTTTCGTACGCCGGCCGCATGAACGGGTAGGCAGGCGCGCTGGCCGTGCCGTACTCGAGTTCGGCAGCGCGGCGGTGGGCTTCCCAGCCCGTTTTCTTGCCGGTCTTCTTGCTGACCTTCTTGTTGCGCGGCACGAACTTGTGACCGCCCTCGACGAAGCGCCAGTAGAAGGCATCGCTACCGCCGTACGTACCGGCCCGCACCGTGACCAGGTAGACCTGGCGGTTCGCGCCGTCGGATTCCTCATCGAGCCGCTTGACGATGATGTTGTTGTGGATGGTGTAGGTCTTGGCCCGGGCGCGCGCGTTGCGCTTCGCTTCTTCGCGGAATGGCTCAGCACCAGAGAAGCCGACAGCGCGCAGCCCTTCCTCGTCGATCGCGCTCGCGACCTGGTCGACGGTCTGCTGCACGGCGGCCATCAGCTGCGATGTGTCGAAGCGGATCATGACGTCGACTCGCAGATCAGGAACATGAACCGACGGTCGCTGTTGTCCGGCGGCGCCGACTTCACGTCGTACACCTTCGACTTGTACAGGACACTCACGCCAGTGTCGACGTCGGGCCGCGCGCGGATTCGTATCGAGCACTTGACGATCGCTGTGTCGGCGCCAGCGCGCATCACCTCGGCGCCCGACTGGAACAGCACGTGGGCCCACACGGTGGCAATGTCCACCGGCGCATCAATTGGCTGCCCGATCTTGTCCTTGCCCGCGCTGCGCTGCAGCGTGATGCGGTCGTTCATCATGCGTACACCCGCGCGCGATCGAGCAGGCCGCCCAGGAATTCACTCTTCGGCGTGCCGGCCGGCGCGAAGTGCTCGGCGACCTTGCCCAGGATGTAGCCCTTGATCTCGTCCGGCACGGTGCTGTCGTCGACGCCGTAGCCGCACGAGTACTGCACCTCGACTGCGCTGATGCGTGCCTGCGTCGCTGGCCAGCCGCGGCCCGGCGCCGGCACGATGTAGCCGGGCTCGCTTTCGTTGTCGACCAGGTAGTCGTCCGGATGCAGGATCTGGCGGACGCCGTTGGCATCGTAGAACTTGATGTGCTCGACAGCCAGAATCGGCGGATGCTCGAGCAGGAACGCCGGCGGGAAAGCGTCGAGCGTCAGCCGAAAAGTCTGCTGCACCAGCGCGCGCCCCGTCTCGTGCTCGGCGTCGCGCGTGTGCTGGCCAATGACCTGGCGCAGCTCGACGTCGGCCTCGGGCCCGTCCAGTCGTGCCGACAGGCGCGCAGCTTCCAGCGACACTGCCAACGCCACGGGCGGGGTGATCAGTCGCAGGCTCATCGGTTCGTTCCTTGTGTTGCCGGTGGGCGGCCGGCGCCGTGCGGCGCGCCAGGCGCTGCCGGCGCGCGCGCGTATTCGACGGCGGCCGCATCCTGCTGCTTCAGCAGCTCGGTGTTCGGCACGCTGGGCAGTTGCGATGCATCGATCATCAGTTGTCCACCCTGTTAAATTGAATGGTCCGGTAGAAGCGCTCGCTGTTCGCACAGTCGATGCGCAGGTCGCAGTAATTGACGCCGGCCGGCAAGGTGTCCATGCCACCCAGCTTCACCAGGATCAAAGGACCCTGGATCACCGCTGGCACCAGCACGCTCACGCCGACCGGCTGCGCCAGCACCGCGCTTGCGGTGGTGTTGCTGTCGGCCAGGTCGTTGCTGATGTCGGCCACGAAGTAGCTTTCGTCGTCCGCATCCTTGTTGAGCGACCACGATCCCACCTGCTGCTTGAACCAGATCGTGCGGTCGAACCGCTCGCCGTTCGCGCACGTGACGCGGAACGTGCAGAAGTTGGCCGCGCCGGTGGCGGCATTGAAGCCGCCCAGCTTCACCGGGATCAGCTTGCCCTGAATGACCGGCTGCTGAAGCACCGTCACGCCGGCGGCGATCACCTCGACGGACACAGCAGTGGTCTTGCGCTCGTCCAGGTCGACCGTGATGTTGGCCACCCAGTACCGCTCGTCGAGCGGGTGTTTTGCGCACCACCACTTCCCCGCTTCCAGGTATGGTGCGTTCAGCATAGGCGCACTCGGCACAGTGCCAAACGCCACCACGCGCGTGCCGCCTGGGAATGCCACCCGGCGGGATTCCGCCACCGTCGAGGCCGTCACCGCATTCTGCGCAGGCTGCTCGACCAGCGTGGTGAAGCTCGCCGACAGCGGCGTGGCGCGGTTGCCAGCGGCGTCGAAGGCGCGCATCCGCACCGAGTGCACGGTGCTTGCAGGCCGGCCAGAAACCACCACCGACCGGGCAGCATTGGCGATCAGGCTGTAGCTCGTGCCGCCGTCGATGCTGAATTCGTAGCCAGTGACGCCGACTGCATCGGTCGCTGCCGAGCACGACAGCGTGGCGCCTGACGTGGTGATGGCGGACACCGTGATCTCGCCGGTCATCACTGGTGCGGTCGTGTCGGCGGCGGCCGATGTCGTCGCGGTAGCGGTGAGCGGCGTCGCGTAATTGCCGGCCGCATCCTTTGCACGCACCCGGACAGCATGCCCAGTTGCAGCGGTTTTGCCGGTTACAACGAGTGTCAGCGCAGTGCCAACGCTCGCGTACGCGCCGCTACCGTTGTCGACCTCATACCCGGTGACGCCCACGGCATCGGTTGCAGCGGGCCATGCAAGGGTAAAGCCGCTGGAGGTTTGACCGCTGACCGTGATGGCGCCCGTCATAACAGGGGCGGTAGTGTCAGCAGCGGGCGCATCCAGACCAAATGCGGCTCGATAAACCGATTGCAGTCCCGGGGTGGTGCCGTCCCCATATGTCATCGCGTCGAGGCCGGTGGGCCCCGCATGAACACCATCACCGCCAATAAAATTCGGCGATGTGAAATATGCGGATTTAAATGTCGGAGCGCTCGGGTTCGTGTAGTCAGTGATGATCGCATCACTGTCGAAGCAAAACACGGTCGTACCGTTTGCCAGGGACTTGGCGTACGCGATGCACTGCTGGCGAGCGGCTTCCGTCGCCGCGTTGTACCCGCCCACGTAGTAGTCGGTGTCAAATACGAATTTGACGTTGCTCAGGCCCGGCTTCGCGCGCACTGCGGCCATGAAGTTGTCATTCGCCGTCTTGAAATTGGCGAATGAGGAAAACCCGTTTTGGCTGAAACCAGGCAGGTGGATCACGGTAGGCCGCACACCCGCGTCGATTTGGTCCAGCGCCAGCAGCAAATAGTTTGCCTGCGTATGCCCCGAGCCGGCAGCATTGACGGTACTGATTGGCCGGGCCGGGGTGCTGAGCGACATGGCCGCCATGCGCGCCGGACTGGCGAACCGGTTGATGTTGTACGCAGCAGACTTGCGACTATCGCCCGTGAACAGCAGCAATTCTGTAGGAAGGGCCGATGCCGTATTGGTGACGATCGGCGTCCCAGGGAATGCATAGTCACCGTTGAACGGCGTACCCGAAGGCAGCGTAGCCAGGTTCGCGATACCGTCAACGTTACTTTGAGCGTTACAGAACCACTCGCGGAACCACAGTTGAGCACCTCGTGCGGAGTCCCACGCGCTGCTGTTACTGCTGCCTTGCGTATAGCCGCCGGCCGAATCGATCTGAACTACCTTCACCAGCAAGATACTGCCCGGCTTGCCGTCCGCCCGCGGCACGCTCGCCAAGTCCATCACGTCGGTAGACATGTGGATGCAGCCGTTGTTATTTCCTACGTTCGGCGCCAGCCCGATTTGTTTTGTCGCAGCGCCAGCGAATGTCGCGTCTTTCCAGCCATTCGCGGATTTGTCGTTATAAGCCACGCCGGCGCGCATCGGAACCCATGCGTTATTCACCGTATCGACGGCAATAGCGTCGGTCACGGCGAATTGCACCTTGTAGGTGCCAGGCGTACCCGAAACGACTTTACTGCCGATCAGGTGCTGAACCTGGTCGAACGGGGCATCGAATTCGAATTTGTACCAGCAAGTCCGCAGGCCAGACGAGCCGCCGTTATAAGCCTCGTTCGGGCGAAGTTTTACTGCTTGCTGGGTGATCGCCATATTTTTAGACAGCCTTGTTGATTGGTTCCAGCTCGATAGTTTTCATTCGCCCGCGCCGCTCGTACATCACCTTGGTGACGCCGAGTTCGCGGAGCATGTTCAATGCGGCCGTGTGGGTTGCGCGGGTGATGTGACCGACGGCGCCGTACACGTACACGATGCGGTCGGTCAGGTGGCACACCGTGATGATCCCGAGGTATGCCCGGCGCGCCTCATAGCCGCCCGGGCCGTCGTAGACGCGCATGGTCGAAATGGCCGTGGCCATGTGCAGGTGGGTCATCGCGGTCTGCCCTGTTGTTACTCGCCTAACGCCAGCGATTCGGCGTAAGCGACTGCTTCCGGGCTGGTATCGACCACGTCCGGGATCGTCTTCGCCAGCGCCGCATCGATCTCGATGACATCGTTGGGCTGTCCGTATGCACTGGCCGCCAGGACGCGGGCCTTGACCAGCTCACGCGGGTCTTCAGGCACGCTTGCATTCGGCGCCAGATCCGCGATCGGGGTATCGACTACGTCCGGGACTTCCTGCGCCAGCGCCTCGCCATTTGCCGGTGCATCGACTTGGTCAGAAGCAGAGGTCGAGAATGCTGGCAGATCCGAGTTCGTTACTTCGGTGTCTGCGGGTTTTGCTTTTGCCATGGTAGTTCTCCGTTGAAGTGGCCAGCCGAGGCCGGCCACTGGCTACGATCAGGTGGCCGAGTTTTGGAAGTAGCGCACCGCGCCGCCGATGTCAATCAGGTTGGCGCCCGAGCGGCAGAAGGCGACGAAGCCAACCTGACCCTGGAGCGTGAACGCGCTGTCGGTCATGCGGAACAGGGTGGTGTCCATCACGTCGCGCACCAGGTACTTGCTGAAGTCACCGAACAGGATCGACTTCGCGTTCGCGGCCATCACCGGCATGTGCTGGTTGATGATGATCTCGCGACCCATCAGGCGGTCAGGGGCACCGCCAGGCGTGCCGGACTCATAGCCTGGCACGAAGATCGGGCGACCATTGTCGTCCTTGATCTTGCGCAGCGCGGCCAGGGTGGTGTCGTGCATCATCCACTTGCCGCTGGCGCGGTAGTACGGATCGACCGAGTGCTCCAGGTCAACCAGGTCTTCGTACTTCACGGTCGTTGCACCGCCGGTGGCGGCGATCTTGCCGGCGACGGCAGCCGTCAGCAGGCCGCGTGGCTGGCCACTGCCGGTGCCGAGGGTGTGGTGGCGATTCTGGATCCGGCCGATGCGCAGGTTCAGCAGGTTGGTGATGTACGCTTCGATGTTGAACATCGAGTCCTGAATCAGTTCGAACGGCAGCGCGATCGACTTCGACGAATACTTGAAGACGTCGAGCGAGGCCTGGCCGAACGTCGTGTCCAGCGCCGAGACCTTCACATTTTGGCCAACAATCTCGCCTTCTTCCGAAGTCGAATCGGCGGTCGGGAACTGCATCTGCGCGCCGGTGGCGGTCTGGATGCCAGTGGCAACCGAGCGGACAGCGAACGATGCCTTCATCGCTTCGATCAGCGTGCGGCTGAATTCGGTGGCCACGGTATAGCCGCCTTCCGAGCCGACCGTGGTCGACATCGCCGCGCGAATATCCGGATTGACCCGGGCTTGCATCGCCGAGCGCTGCTCGGTCGACAGCGCCGAGACGCCGCCGGTGAGCATAGCGCGCAGCGCAGCCGATTCGCTCGGGGCGCCGGCGCCTGCACGGTACGCGGCATTCACCGAGTCGTCATGCTGGCGGTCAGGATTCTCACCGGCCAGCTGGGCGATGCGGTTCTCGCGCGCAATCTCGACGTCGATTGCTTCGACTTCGGCCAGGAACTTGTCCAGCTCGCCAGCCTCGGCGGCCGGCATGCGCTGGTCATTCGGGTACTTGTTGTTCAGATCGTGAACCTTGCGGGCCACGGTGTCGCGTTGTGCACGCAGGGCTGCGAGCTTGGTCATGTAAAACCTTTCGAAGGGGGTGGTCCGCTCTCGCGGCCGTTGGGCATAAAAAAAGCCACCCGAAGGTGGCTGGCTTAGTGGCGCGAGAGCGTCAGCTAACTTGGAGGCGGGCCATCGTGGCGATGCGCTGATGCTGGCGCGCGCGGTGCTCTTCGGTGGCGGCCGGATCGACTTGGCTGGGGTCGGGCTGCGCAGGCTTCGGCGCGTGCGCATATGCACTCATGTCCCACGACGATTCGACCTTCTTGCCTGCAGCGATGCGATCGACGAGGCCCGCAGCGACGGCTTCGTCGGCGGTGTACCAGGTTTCGGCGTCCATGGCGGCGCGCAGGTCTTCAACCGACATGCCGCTTTTCTTGGCGTACTGGCCGGCGAGCGAGGCGTCGATCTTCGAAAGCAGACCTGCGGTCGACGTCATGTCGTTCGCGTTGCCCATCGCCCAGGTCCAGGCGTTGTGGATCATGTAGAAGCCGCCGTCGGCGATCTCGACCTCGTCGGCCGCAGTGGCGATGACGGTAGCGGCGCTGGCCGCATAGCCATCGATGTGCGCGATGACCTTGGCGCCGGTGTCACGGATGGCCTGGCAGATGGCCTGGGCTGCGAACACGTCGCCACCCGGGCTGTTGATGCGCAGGTGGATCGTGCCGCCCTTGATGTCGCGGATCTGCGGCACCAGCGCCTCGGCCGAGACGCCACCCATCCAGTAGGCGGTCTCCTCGTCCGACACGATCGCGTCGTAGATGTAGATCTCGACCTCGTCGGCCTTGGCCACGATCTTGGACTGCGGGACGCGCTCAGGGCGCTTCTTGTTGCTCGCCAGGAGCTTGGTCAGGCTTTTCGACACTGGTGCCTCCGTTTACTTTAAGGTTCGTGTTGGACGGCATGTTTTCGCGGCGGCGAACTTCGTCTGCGGTCATGAACGGCATTTCGCCGGCGCGGCCCAGTGCGATGCGATAAGCGTCGTATCGGGCCTTCAGATCGCCACGCTCGAGCGCCGCGGTGATGTATTCAACGAAGTACCGCTGGCGAACTGGCCAGAGCTTGCTGTTGAGCTCTTGCTGGATCGGCGTCAAATGCCGCTGCAAGGTGTAGCGCGTGAAGCCAATACCTTGCTGCTCCACGCCGGTCCCGTAGTTGGAGACCGCAGTGCCGTGCCCAACCATGACAGGCGGGACGCCAAAGACGCGGCAAATCTCTTCCACCGTAAATAAGCGGGTGGCCAAAATCTCGGCATCCTTCGAATTCACACTAATCTGGGCCGGCTCTAGACCGCCCGACAAAATCAGCGGGCCGCGGCCGCCGTTCTGCGCGCGCGCGATGAGCGATGCCTTGAGCTGCTCCAGCTGGGGCTTGTCCAGTTTCGACGCGGTCTTGAGCGCGTAATCGAAGTTGCCGCCACCAGCGAGAAACCTGCCTGTATATTCCTGCGCTGCCAGCGCGGTGCCGATCGCTTCCAGCGCTGCGTATGTCAGCGGACTTGGGCTTGTCAGCCCGTCGAATCCCAGGCTTGGTAAATGAATGACGTCGGCGCGGTCAAGGACGTACGACGGCCCGTCGTCCGGACTGATTCGGTAGTAAACACTTTTGCCGTCCTTGAAAGGCTGCACCGACTGCCGCTTGAGCGGCTTCCAGCCGATGACGCGATTGCTATACGGGCTTGCCCGCAGCCATTCGCCAAAGCCATCGCCATGTGACAGCTTCGACAGCATGACCGCCTCCCAGGCGGCGGATGCCGTCCAGCCATCGCTGGCCAGCTCATTGAGCATCCACCAGTATTCATGGTCAGCCGAGTCGCGCTCATTGCCCATGCGCTCATAGATGCCGATGGGCAGGGTTGCAATTGCGCCAGCCACAAGCGACATGCAGCCGTAAGCAGCCGATACGCGCATGCCCGTTTCGGCGGTGACGGCCGCTCCGGAGGATGAGCGGTGCGCAGCACCCAGCAGGTTGGCCAGCTCACCCATCGACATGCTGCCACTGGAATTCTCGCCCAGCGCCACGATGCCAACGCGCTCAGCAGCGCCATCGCGACCGGCCATCCAGGAGTCGAGCACGCGCGATGTGTGCGGCGTCTTCTTCAGGTTCAACAATTGCCCGGTCATTAAAAGTCCAATACGTGAATTTCCGGCGCTGCTGCCCCGGCGGGGTTCAGCGCCATCAGCGAGACCGCGCAGAACGTGGCCATGAGCGGGTCGATCTTGGCCTTGCCGCTTGCCTGCTTTGTTATCAGGATGGCGTTGCCCTTGTCCTCGATGCGTGCGTTGCCGACGCACCAGGCCATCATCGGGCGTCCAGCGTGCAGCAACTCGCCGCCTGCGACCTTCCGCTCGGTGTCTTTGATGGCGCCATTCAGCTTGTAGCCTTGGGTAACCGCGACAATCTGAGTCATGTCGATGTCGCGCTCTTCGGTGATCAACTCGTCGACGATTGCGCCGATGCCGGCGGCGTCGACGCCTATACCCTTCACTTCCGGCAGAAGGCCAGAGTCGCGCACTTGGCAGATCAGGTCACACACGGCCATGACGTCGTCGCCTGGGCGCTTCACGATGGTGAGATCACCCTGCTTCTGGAAGTCCAGTAGCCGCGGTGCGATCTCTTTGCGCCGCTCGAGCGCAATCTCGTGCACCCAGGCGTGGCACCACAGCAGCCACTGCCCCGTTTCACGGTCTCGACCCAGTACGGCCAGGCCGAGCAGGTCGTCCAGGCCGCCGCCGTCGATCCCGACCACCGCCACGTCTGATCGCTCGATAAGCGACTCCAAGGTGATGGTCTTGTCCACTGCGGATTCCCAGAAGTCGGCGCCGGCCCAGCGATCAGAGCGTAGGTTCAGGCCGATCTCGACGTTCGCGTGCTTTGCCATGAAACCGCGAAACGATTCGCCGCCCGCCAAATGCGCTTTGCTAAACTCGCGCTCCAGGAATGCCTGGTCGACTGAGAACCCCATGTTCGGGTTCACCATCGCCATGTTTTCGAGCAGCAGGCAATCGCCCGACACCACCATTTCAGGCGGATGCTCGAAGATGATCGGCACGAAGGCGGGATCGACGATCTCGCCATCGCGCACCTTGCGCGCATAGTCCAACTTCTGCTTGAACACACCGGCCGGTGGCTCGTCCGACTGGGTTGTCAGCCAGATCACAAAGCCCTCGGGGCGCGACGCCAGGCCGCCCAGTGCCTCACGAAACATGTTCTCAGCGCTCGGCATCTTGCCGAACAGGTGCAACTCGTCGACCAGTGTCCCGACGGCCTTCTTGCCGCCCACTGTGTTCTGGTCCGCCGCCAGCACCTTGAGGATCGCGTTGCTCTCCCGGTGCGTGATGGTTTTCACATGCGACTGAACGTGCATCAGCGCGTCGAGCTCGTCGTCCTTCTGCACCATGTCGCGCGCCGGCGTGTAGGCGTTGTTCGCCACCTCGACGGTCGGGGCCAGCACCGAGAATTCAGCCGACTGCCGCCAGTTCAGGATCAGCGCGGTCAGCATGATCCCTGCCGCGACGGTGCTCTTGCTGTTCTTCTTCGGCAGCAGCACGAAGAATTCGACGATCAGGCGCCGGCCGCTCTCGGCGTCGTAGGCACCAAAGATGCAGCGAACCAGGTCGAAAACCCACTCAGCGCAGGACTCGCCGAACGTTGGACTGCCTGGCGCGTCCACGATCTTGAGTTCCTTGAAGATCGCGAGCGCATGCTCGGCCTGTTCCGGAAAGATCGGAGGGGGAATGATCGATTCGCCCGCGCGCAGTCGCGCAGCCCAGTCAGGGCAGGCAGTTGTCCACTCGGGCATTTAGACCTTCTTTCCGCCAGCGGCGACCAACTTCGGTGGAGCGGTCTGAGAAAACTTGCCGGCGCCGGCCGCCTTGGCCGCGTCATCCTTGAGATCCTTCTTGCCGCCCTCGCCCAGCTTTTTGTGTTTGAACGGCAACATCGCCTTGGCTGCGTCGATCCTCAGTCGCAGCTCGGCCGCCGGTTCGTTCATGACCTTGGTGAGAAATTCGACGGGGTCCGATGTTGGCGGAATGTCGAATGCTTCATCGGCGGGGCCTGGCGCCGGTAGTGCCCTTGCGCCGGCGGTTGCGGGCGCCTGGCGTCGTTGATCGAGGTAGGCTTTAACATCCGGGTCTTTAACATTTCGAGACCCGGCAGCCGACGCCGTTTTTTCACTGAAACCGGCACGAATAGCCGCTTCCTTATTGGAGAGCCCGGCCAAAACGGCATCGGCGAAGGCTCGCTTTTTGCCTGTTAAAGCCATTAACAATTTCCTCCAAGGGGGATTTTTTCTGCGCGTGCGGAACTAGTCGGTGTCTGACAAAAGATGATTCCAAGCTTTTTGCCCCCCCCTCCCCCTGCCGGGGCAATGAGGGTCAGCCCCGCGCGCGGGCGCGTGCCTCGCGTGCCGACTTCGCGTCGTGGCACGGCACGCACAGCGTTTCCTTGTTGTCGTCGTCATCGGTGCCGCCGTCGGCTAGCGCGATGATGTGGTCGACCGGGTAGCCGATGGTGGTGCGGCCCTGCCGCTTACACTCCTGGCACAGATCGCAGTCACGCGCCCGGATGCGGCGGCGGTCCAGCACACCGCCATAGCCGCGCTTGCGCTCGACCACGACACCAGGGCGTGCGGCCAGGGTGGCGACGCGCGGCGCTGCCGTCTGTAGCCGGGACTTGAGGGCAGTCAGCTTCATGGCTTGTCGGGCACCAGGGCGGCCAGCTCATCAAGCAGCAGCCCGGTCCCGCCGTAGCCCTTGGCACGAAGCAGCGCATGCGCGCGCTCGGACTCGGCAAGCCGATCGGACAGACGCCGGAGCGCAGTCTCATCGACCACGCGGAATACCATCGCCGGCTGGTTGCCGGTGACAGCTCGAATGATCTGGTCGCGGTAGACCTCGACAGGCATGCTCATCGTTTACCCAAGATGGCGAGGTGCTCGCGCGCGAACTGCACGAGCACGCGCATCCAAATGATTTCGGACTCGACGCTCATGCGTACCTCGAAAAAAAACCGCCCCGGCGCATGGATGCGAGGGGCGGCGAAGGTCCTGTTGGCACAGGACTGGAAAGGGGGCAGACGGCGGGGCTCTCACCCGCGGCTTGTATGATAGACGATTCGTGTCCATACAGCTGCATCCGCATTGATCGGTGGCCCTTACGTGGGCGAGACGGCGAGCCTCAAAGCTATCTGCAAAGTAGACCGCTAATGCAAAAAGCCCGAACGTTTAACGGTTCGGGCTTTTCTTCGGGCGTGCAGAGACACCCAGTGCGCAGAGTTTACGCCCAATACAGCCGCGTTGCAACATTGTTGCGCAACTTCTTTTCCAATTCGTCGCGTGCATCCATCAGCACATCCTCGTACCGCGCATTCGGAAAGCGCCAGGCCGAGGCAATGCCCTGGCTTTTGTAGATGGCCCAGCGGTCGCGCATCTGCAGGCTATCGACCATGGCGTTGACGCTCTCGCCGATCTTCATGTCGGCGGCGCGCTGCTGCTCGTGTAGGTCGCGCTCGTGCACGCCCTCACCTGCCAGCTTCATGCCGCCGGCGCCCAGGTCGCGATCGTCGGTGCGCATGTAATCGACCCAGCACGCCATGCAGGTCGCGTACGGATCGATGGTGCGAACAGTGGATTGTGGGGCCTCCGCCTTGCGGACTCGGCGCAGGTTTGGGGCGTTGAAAAAGCCGAGTGCAGCGGTGGTCATGGGGTTCTCCGAAAGACGACCCAGCGAGCGTAGCATGGCTGGTCAAGAAATTTCCGGATTGAATTACTTATGCCCGCGCAATGTTGTGGGTAAACGTCAAAAGGATAATGTTGTTTCCTTTATCTCAATTCTAACTCCCGTCAGTAACTGACCATTTATCGGCGTAGCCTCAAGATTTGCTTACTATGAAAGCCACTAGATGCGAGCATTTATCTTAGTAGTTGAACGAGATCTGCACACTCGCGAAATCGTAGTCGATATGTGTGCAGCGCTGGGGCACCGTTCATTGGGCGCATCCACGCCAATTAAAGGCCTTCGAATGTTGGAATTGATGGAGTTTCAAGCAATCATGATCAGCCCTGGCGCCACATTGCTTGGAGAACCGAGCTATGCCGTAGAGGCAAAAAAAATCCAGCGAAATGTGAAGGTAATAATGGCCGCCGCAGTAGAAATACCGGAGTTTTTAAAAGCACCAATAGACGCTTTCATTCAAAAACCATTTTCGCTGCTATTGCTCGACCGAGCGTTGAAGAAAGTGTTGATCGAGGGCGAGTCGTTTGATGACTGATTTCGTCGAGCGCAGAACCAGTTCCCACGTCCAGATGCTGGTTGAGGCAGGAATTCGATTGTGCCGCGCATATGGGCATGAGTACGCACGAAGCTTTCTGAAGGATGTGCATGTTCCGGAAAGCATCGTCGAACGCGTACTGGAGGCAGAGCCAAGGCCACCTACTGCGACGCGCATCAGGCATGTTACCTACCAGCATCTAGCCCCGGTCCAACAAGAAATTTCTGCTGATCATCAATCAAACGTAGAGCCAGTATCTGCAGGCGAAATTCGCTGCGATGCGTCACTTTTGTAGCACGATTTCTGTAGGGTAGACGCGATCTGGCGCCAGGCTACTTTGTGCTTCGCGTAAGGATGCCTCTTTCATTTCCGTAATTACGATCCGCACCAGCCCACCGCGCACGACCTCGCGCCGGACCAGGTGGAGCTCATCAATCTGTTCATCATCGATCCACACGCCGGCAGCTGTCAGAGCGTCCTGCAGCGACTTGGCACGGTTATCGATGTCCTGCCGGCGGCGGTTGGCTGGGTAGATCGCAGCGAACAGCGACACTCGCCCGAGCAGCGGCTCGACCTGGGCGGCAGCGACGATTTCGGCCACCGCGGCGCGAAATGCGATCCCGGCCGGCTTGATGTATCGCCCACCACGCGGGCGCTGGCCGTAGTAGTGGTTGATCGTTGGCGGGATGGGTAGGGTCAGGGTGATCACGCGGCGATTCCTTCGAGCTTCAGTTGTTCCTGGGTGATGACCATGGCGTGGTCGAACGCGTCTTCGAGCTGCTGGCGCGTGATCCAGCCGGGTAGCGGGCGCCTGCCGTCGAGCACGTCGTGGCAGTCGCTGCAGCCGAAGCACGCGGCGCTATCGGGTGCCTTCAGGCCCATGCCCTTCCCGTCCGCCAGGCGGTTCGAATGGCAAAGCACCGTGGTGGCTGGATCGCGGTTGCACACGCCCAGCAGCATCAGCGTGCAGTCGCGGCCACGCGCGGCGCGGCGGGCTGGCGTCGACTTGGCGCGGGACTTCTTCATCGGCTTGCGGGCGAGCTGCACGGCGGCTACGCGCAGCAGCCCAGCGCCAGCGACAGCCGGCTTGAAGCCGGTGCCGCGCGCCATCGGGGTCTTGCGCGCAATCGGCTTGCCCTGCTTGAGGGTGCCAGTGCGGGCGATGGGGGATGTGCGGATCATGCGGCACTCACTCGCACAGGCCATACGCCGAAGCGCAGGCATTGGCATCTTCTAGATCGGTCAACAGCGAGAACTGCCGGCCGCCCCGGGTGGTTTTCGACCACTCGACACGCTCCCAGATATCGGTGCCACCTGCCTGACCGGTATGCAGGAATGACGACATGCCTGATCGGCTGACGCTCTTTACGATCTTTTCCCACTTCGCGATCCGATCGATGTGCTCCGGGAACCGCAAGGCGATCTGCTTGAGCTCGTCCTTGTTGACGTTGACGCAGGGCATGCAACCGACACGGGACATCCCGCGCCTGTAGAGTGAGTTTGGCTTTTGACCTTTGGACGCGATGTATTCGAATACTTGCTCGGCAGTCCAGTCGACAATCGGGCGGTAGGCATACATCCGCGGGCCGATTCGCTCAAATTTGGCGACATTGGCGCGGCGCTTCGATTCGTCGCGGCGAACACCTTGCCACGACACAACGGTGTGCCCAGCATCGACGAGGTCAAGCTGATACTCAACTGCGACGTTTCGCTTGAGCTCTTCAGTGCAAAACTGGCGGCTATGGGACGGGAATACGCCTTTGATCATGCACAGGTCGAGGAAGGCATTGCCAGTCGGATGCATCAACTCGGCTGCCTGCGCCGCACGCTCCGGCGTCCAGGGGTATTTCGCCTGCGGATGGTAGTCTGGCGCTCCTGCGGCAATAGCCAGAAGGCGCTGACGGTGGACCTCCATATGCTCGGAGAAGTCTGCTTTCAAGACAACGACTTCGACGCCGATAGCTGATCGTGTGTAGTCCAGGTGCTTATGGAAAGCCTCGTCCTCGTTGTCCGTGTCCAATGCGATGGCGCGAACGTTCTTTGTTCCGAATATCTCTACCGCCAGATTCAATGTGGCCTGTGAATCCTTGCCGGTCGAGTACGAAACCACGTGGATGATGCTCATGCTTTCTCCAATTCTTGTTGTTGTGCCTGCTGCTGCGCCACATACCGCGCACGCGGCGCCCGGTCTTTTGCCTCTTTGAACAGCGGGCACGGGTGATAGTCCCAGAGCCTCTCCTGCTCGTGGCCGATGCACCAGCCGTGGCCGGCCGGCAGGTCAGCGCGCAATGTCGCCTTGAAGCGCTCGCAGAAGGCGCAGGGGTCGTGTGCGGTGGTCATGCCGCGACCTCGGCGCCCGCGCGCTGGCGCAGCACCACCTGGTGCTTTGCCCACTCGCCCGCAATCCAGGTCACGCCCTTCGGAGTGAAGCGCGCCGAGTTGAACGCGTGGTTGTTCTGGGCGGTGCCGGCTTTGACGCAGAAGCGGCCGGCGTCCATGTGGTGGGCGTGCGGCGTCAGCGCGCCGTTCAGCCGGTACATGACCTTCTGGTCGAGCAGGAATTCGCGGAATGCGCTCTCGTTCGCGCGCAGCAGCTTGGCCACTTCGCGGAACGTCTTCGTGCCAGTCGCATCGGCGTAGCGCTCAACGAACTCCACGGCCGGCGCGGCGGCGGCGAGCTGCTCGGCCTGGGCCGCAATCACGTCCTGTTGGTCGGCGGCCAGGCGCAGCGCGTCGGCGAACGATTGCGGCAGGGCCAGCGCCGGTGCCGCGGCTTCCAGCGCCATCCAGCGGTCGATGATCTTGGCGCGCAGCGCGGCGCTGTAGCCCGAGATCACGACCAGGCAGTCGCGCTTCGTCAGGTCGTAGACCATCGTCGGGCGCCCGCCGCCGTCGGCCTGGTGCGCGCGGGCAGTATTACGACCAAGTCGTAAAACCTCTTCATTGATCAGACGCTCGATCGTCGCGATGACGTCGTTGTGGCGGGCTTCGCAGATTTCGGCGATCTCGCGGCTCGACATGGTCGCTTCGGCAGCGCCAGGGCTTTGCAGGGTCAGCATGTTGCCTCCGGTGTTCGTGGTCATGGGTTCAGGGCTTTACGGCGCGTAGCCTCAGCCGCAGCGATGCGGGCATCGAATTCTTCGTAGCTCTCGTCCGTGCCCTTCGGATCCATGCCCATCGGCTTGCGGGCATGGATCGGCGCGGCAGTCGGCTTCGCGTACGACGTGGTCGAGGCGGCCTGCGGGTTGAGCAGCTTGTCGACGATCGGAACGAGGTAATTCGGGTGAATCTTGACCGTCTCGCCCTTGTGCTCGCGAGCCAGGCCCACGGCAGCGATCAGCACGGCCATGTCGGTCTTCTGCGACGCCCAGGCTTGCACGGCAGGCTGGGTGAACGTCGCGTCAACGCCGAGCTTGCGCAGCGCAGTCGACAGGACGATCGCAGGGTCGATGCTTTCCGGCGGCTCGACGCGGGGTGGCATCGGAGCAGCGCGCGGGTTGTCGGGTTCAGCAGGAACGTCGTCGCCATCGTCTGCCGTCGGTGCGCTCGCATCGGCGGTGATGAGGGAGTCAGGATTCAGGATGGGGGAATCAGGAATCAGGGCGTTATCAGACGGCGGGACAACGTTATCTAACGGTGGGTTAACGTTAGGCTTCGCATCTCCCGCCTTTGAACGGGTGAACTTGCCCGTTACGCCACTGTTCTTGTTGCGCTCATTCACAGTGTAGAAGCCCTCAGCGTCTGGCAGGAGGCTGTCTTTTTCCGTGGAATGCGGTGCTTGATGCTTCGCGAAGTTGACGATCTCGACCACCTTCACGCCGTCGGCCTGGTACCGCGTGATGAAGCCGCTGTCGGCGAGCTGGGCCAGAGCCTGGTCGCAATCGACGTCGTCGGCCGGGAAGATTTCCATCTTGATCTTCTTCGGGCGGTCGACCATGCGGCCTTCACGATCGGCAATTGTCCACAGACCAATGAACAGCAGGCGGGTAGAAAACGGCAGTTCAACCAACTCGTCGTTGGTAAAGAAGCCGGGCTTGATGTTGCGTGCGCGTGCCATTTCAGTGGGCCTTATCGATGAGCGAGACTTGGCGCGGGTCGACCGGCTTCTCGACGTAGATGAATCCGCGCGTGCAGTGCTCCAGCTCAGCGAGCTGTGCAACGTCACAGGCGCGATCGCAGACGGCCGAGTGCTGGCCCTGGAACAAGCAGCCGCGGCAGCTCTTGGCAGGCCTGGTGGTGAACTGCATGTTCTCGGGCGACTTCAGCTCGTCGCAGCGGCCAAGCCACTTGTGAATGCTGACGTAGCCTTTCATGCCGCCACCATCGCAACGATGCAGCCGGCCTTGTGCCCAGCGCCCTGCTCCGTGTGGCAGCGGGTGCAGCACGGTGCGCTCTGCTGCAGCGCGCGGCGCTCGGCCACCGGTGCGCCGAACAGTGCGGTCACCAGTGGGTCACGGCGGTCAACCAGCGGATAGGTTGTGCTGACGACGACATGCGGCAGGCCGTCTTTCTGCGCCCGACTGCCGCCTTCGTGCACGTGGCCGGGCTGGCCGTATTCGTCGAGCGCTGGGCCCATGTGCCATTCGTTGACGAAGCCGCCCTTCGGCGAAGACACGCGCACGCCGTGGATCACGCCCAGGGTGCGCAGGTAGTCCAGACGCGTCGAAATCTTGTCCGACGTCACGGCGAGGTGCTCACTGATCTGAGCGGTGAGTGTGAAGCCGTCGCGGATGCACTGAAGGATTGCTGCGCGCAGCTCGGCCCCTTCCAGCTTTGTGAGAAGGGTCTTCATTTTTCAGCCATCCCGTTCAGGCGCGCCAGCAGCTCCATCATCGGGCGGATCGAAACGAAGATCGCCTTCTCGATGTGCTGCACTTCGATGGCATCGATGCGGCCGTCGGCCAGTGCGGTATGCACGAGGGTGCCCACCTGGCCCAGGCTGCCCCAGATGTCCGTGACCGACTCCAGCACTGCCATGTCGCTCGCCGGCTGCGCATCGATCTTGGTGCACACGAAGCCGTGGCGGCGCGCCAGCGCGTGCAGCACCGCGTAATCCTCCGTCAGCTCCATCACCCGCGATGCGTCGTCCATCGTCAGCACGTTGGTGGTGCTGTTCGGGTTGGCCTTGTTGCGCAGCAGGCCGGCGGTGTAACCCATACGCACGGCCAGAGCCTCACAGCCGCCAGGGGTGTCGTGCACGGTCTTGTAAAAGGCGTCTTTGTAGTTCATGTGATGTTCCTGCAAACAAATGGTGCGTGGAAAGTTTTGAGGCGCGACAATGTGGTTATGGGCAGTTCGCAATCAGGTCGGCGGAGCGGCCTTCCGGCGGCGCGGTCGACCGCGACAATGCTTCTCGTGCAATCCGTTGATCGCGACCAGCGTGTCGCTGAGACACTTGGCCTGACCATTGAGAATGCGGTTGACGGTAGGCTGAGAGGTGGTGAGCTCAAGCGCTAAGCGCGTTTGGCTCCAGCCTGTCGCCTGCTTAATTTCCCTGAGAAGGGTCGAAGGGTCTTTGTCCATGGCGTAAGTCTATACGCGAATGGATAGGAAAGCAATCCACAAATGAATAGCATGTTGTGTGCGAGCTATACGCCCGCGTATAGTCCGAGGATGACTATTTCATCCAGGCTGGACCAGGCAATGCAGGCGGCAGGCATCGTGTCGCAGAGTGCGCTTGCTCGCGCCTCAGGCATTCCGCAGCCGACAATCAATCGAATCTTGAAGGGCTCCGGAAAGAAAGGGCCCGAGATGAACACGCTCATCACGCTCGCCGAGGCGTGCAACGTCGCGACTCAATGGCTGATGGACGGCACCGGCCCAATGGAGCGCACGCCACCGCCTGGAGAACCCGAGGGCGAACTCGTCAAAGTATCGTTTGACGATGAGCAAGGCGACTTCGTTGGCGTGCGCATGGTCGCGCGCTACATCCACGCCGGCGTGAACGGTGCTGACGGCGATCTCGAATTTGAAGAAGACACGATGCTGAGTGTGCGGCGCTCCTGGGTGATCGAGAAAGGCCTGCCTGCGGGCGCGCTGGTGGCGATTCGGGTGATCGGTGACAGCATGTATCCGACGCTCAAGAGGGGCAATGTCGTGATCGTGAACACCGCTGACAAGGAAAAGCACAAGCTCATTGACGGGGCCATGTATGCGGTGAACCATAACGGCAAGCCCTGTGTGAAGCGACTGGAATTAAACGGCGGCACCTGGTTCCTCGCCTCTGACAACAAGCAGCCCGAGTTCCGCAGCCGAGCGGTCGACGAGAGTACAGAGGTGCTTGGCCGTGTCGTGAGGATGGAAGCCGACTTTATTTAATGCTGATCCATGTGGCTGAGATCGAGCCTTACGGATCACCCATCCTCGTTGCGATCGTGCCGTCGGAATTCACGGTACCTGGCGCCGGCGACGATCTGATTAAACGAATCGAGCGGCATTGCCGCGTGTATGTCGTGATGCTGGTATCGGTGGAGATAAACGGATTTCGGGCGCATGCAAATTTCCAGACGCACGTGATCCTGGCCCTGATCCAGCTGGAGTATTTGGACTTGGTCGAAGTGGACCTGTCCATCGCGCCACCAGAGGAAGAACTTCCGTTCTGACCGAGCTGGCGTGCGTCGTGTGCAGAGCAATTTTAGGAGCTGACCGTGCCACTTATTTGCGTGATCTTGTTTTTCTTCATCTCAGCCCTCGCGGCCTTTATCGCAAATATGAAGGGCCGCAGCGGTTGGAAGCTGTTTTTGAAGATGAGCGGCGCAGCTTTGGTCCTCGATGTTTTCATGCTGCTTGCATTCCCCGATCTCGAATACCGTCGGCTTGGAGTGACGCTAGTGATTCTTGCTGGCGGCGTAGTTGCGCTGGGCATGGCCATCTTCAGCCCGAACTCGATGCAAATGGCCGTGAGAGACGGCCAGTACGGCGAGTACAAGAGGTGTCCACTCTGCGCTGAGCCGATCCGTGTGGAGGCCATAAAGTGCAAGCATTGCCAAGCCGATCTGAGAGCGCCAACATAGCCTTGCCCTAGTCACGAAATCATCAACCCGCCGCGTGCGGGTTTTTTTACGACTAAATTTATTCATTCGCGTATTGCAGTATCTATCCATTCGTGTATAGTTCTAGTCATGGCCGGATGACTCTGGATGCAGCAGCACCTCCCCGGAGTCACCACACAGCGCGGCTTGGGAAGTACTCGACCAACCATCAGTAATTCAAGGGACCGAGTCGCGCTGTGTGGTAGCTGGCAGGACTCAGGCGCCTGCATCGTCTCTGAAGTACGAGGCCTGGCAGCCGCCACAACCCATACCCCGGCCCGCGCCGGCGAACACGAAAGGAAACGGGCATGACCCAGCAGTACGACACCGAGTACCTGAGCCAGGCGATCGACGAAGAGATCGTGCTGGCCAAGCTCGACCGGAACCAGCGCGGCAGGAAGCCGACGACCATCTGGCGCGACGTGCCGGTGCACCAGGTGGTTGCGGGCAAGACGCCGCTGGGCATGTATGGCGGCCTGCACAGCGCCGACCTGCCCCGCTACCGCCGCAACCCACGCGACGCCGGCGAGCTGTGCGTGAAGCGCGGCCTGAACGTGAAGCACGACCACGACGAGCATTGCGTATCGGCGTCATACGGCAGCAGCCGGCGCGCCGTGACCGAGTACTACGGCATGCACCCGGACGTTGCTGCGGCCACGATGGCGGCGATTACCCGGGCTGCAATCCAGATGCTGACCGAACAGCGCGACGAAGCTGTCGCGCTCAACCCTACCCGCTCGACGCCGAGCCGTCGGCCAGTGCGCCGACGCAAACCAGTACCAACACAGGAGACCTGACATGGATGCAAAACAACTGGCTGAGATGCTGAATGGCCGCGAGTACAGCAAAGAGATCACCAAACCCGAGGCGCGCGACGCCAAGGAAGCTGGCTTTGTCGTCGCCTTCGGCGCCAGCGATGACCTGCTCGAGTTCCGCGGCGCGATTGAAGACGAGATCGGCTGCTACAACGGCGGTACCGCGATCGTTGATCGCAAGGGTGTAATTCCTGAGTTCGAAGACATCGACCGCGACGACAAGGACGAAATGCGCGAGTACTTCAAGCGCGAGAACGGCGGCGCCACCATCCGCGCCACATGGGAAGGCGAGCCCGGCTACAGCTGGATCATCAGCACCGACGTGCCACACGAGACGTTCGAGATCGTCGAAGACGGCGAGCCGTACTGCCGCGGCATCGTGTTCGCTCTGGCCGACCTGCCTGTTTAACGCCGCAACCTGGAGAGCGCCATGACCTTCCGCATCACCGCCCGCACTAGCGCCGGCAGCACCACCTACACCGCCATCGGCGACCGTGATGCGCTGATCGATGCAGCGTATGACGACGGCGCCCTGGGCGTCACCGTGATGGCCCAGGGCTGACCATGGCCACGAAGAAGCGCCGCCGCGCGCTGACCGCCGACGAGCAGGCCCTGACGCCGGCCGACCGCGCGGCCATCCGTCAGGCCCGCATCAACACGCAGTCCAGCCGCTACCAGCGCGAGGTGGCGATCGAAAAAGCTCACGCCGCCGCGCGCCCAACCGAACCGAGGGAATAACGATGACCGACACCACCCAGGCAGTGCCGACGATCCGCGAAGGTGACCGCATCGTCCCTGCCGCCGACAACCGCGAGCTGATGCGCCGCCTGGCGGAGCACGCTTACCCGGGCGTGACAGGCCCTGCCACTCCACTGACGCCATCGAGTGCGCTTGATCAGTGCCGAGTGATCAGCGACCCGCTGCGCCAGTGGGTCGACGTCGAGACGGAGGAAATGCTCGACTATGCGAAGGCGCGGCCCGACGTGTTCGAGATCCGCACGCTGTACGAGATGCCGGTCGACGAACTGGCCCGGGCGCCGAACTTCACCGTGCGCGCCGCTCTCGATGTGATCGACCAGGCGCGCCGAGACCGCAAGGTGGCCGCCTCCAAGCTGCGCGCGGCGCTGGCCGTGCTGGAGGAGATGCCATGAACGAACACCGCCTGCGAGCCATCAAGTGGAAGTGCGCCGCCGTGCTGCTGTACTGCGCCCTGTGCGCTTCGGCCATTGCCCACGGGTGGCCGCTGTGACCTTCGAAGAATTGCGGATCACCTACCAGTGCCCCGAGCAGATGGCCCGCGATCTCTTCGCCCAGGTCGCGCTCGAGCAGGCACTCCGCGCCAAGGCCGAAAACAAACTGAACCCGCCGGCGCCGCGCCGCGTCAACCGAGACCGAGAGGAAAACTGATGGAACACGCACTCCCCCGCCGCACAGCCGGCATTCCGCGCACCTGGATGCTGTGCATGACCAGCGAGAACCACGGCACCGTCGGCCCGGCCGGCTGCACGTTCAGCCACGCACCCGATAAGCACGAGCGCGTGCTGGTGGTCGAAGTGCCCACCTCCGCCGGCGCGCCGGTTGACCAGGTCAACCTGCAGCTGGTTGCCAGCGCGGGCCGCCAAGCTGCCGTAGATCGCGCGCTGAGGGCTGCGCAGGCTTGGGTGAACGAAGAGTATATGTGCGGGCGTCGCATGGGCAAGGGTGAGCCAGCGATGTCCGATCAAGCCGATGAGGCCAAGACCGCGTGCACCACGGCGATCCTCGCACTCGCTGTCCCAGTCGCCGCACAAGCCGCGCAGGTAGCGCCAGCCGAAGAATTGGCGCGCTTCTGCCCCGCGTGCGGACATGTTGGCGACGTCGGGTCGGCATTCCGTGATTGCTGCCCCGATGGCAATGAAGCGCGACGCATCCCGAAGCGGCTGGCCAACAAGTGCAGCGAGCTGTTCAAGGCGGCGCTGTCCACCATGCTCACTCCCGCGGCGCCAGCACAAGACAAGCCTCTGCCAGCGCCTGTCGAGTACAAACCGGTCGGTAGTTTTCTGTTCACCGGCTGGGCATATGAAGCCACTAGCAGCGACGACCCGCGCGGCATCAAGCTTTACCGGCCGGCCCAGGCACCGACATCAGGCGAGCGCCAGGAAGGCGGCGGCCGTGGCTGACGATCGCTACTACCTGCAGGACAGCCGAGATTACGTCGGCAACGACATGCTGTTCTGGGCGGTCGACGGCAAAGGCTACACGACAGATATGCGCAAGGCGCACATGTACACGAAGGCCGAGGCGGTAGCGCAGCACGAGCGCCGCATCACCGATATCCCGTGGCCGAAGTCGTACATCGATGAGCGCACGCGCCCGGCGGTGGACATGCAGCACGTGAAGCGCGGCGATGCGCTGGCCGGCACGGGGATCGAGCTGCGCAAGCCGCCACGCAAGCAGCCCGACACGATCAACTGCAGCGGCTGCGGCCGCTTCATCGGCGGCACCGAGCGATACATGGGCGACTGCAAAAGCTGCGGCGCCGACAACCGACCATGAACACTTCCACTATCGCACCCTCAGAAGTCACGCACACGGCGCGCCGCGATCACCTGTGCGCCTTCTGCGGCATGACCGTGCGGAAGAACGAGCGGTACGTGCGCGCGCAGTCGCCGGGTGGCGCGCAGGCCAAGAAGCCGTTTCACAGCGCATGCTACGTCGGCCTGGTCGCTGGCATGAAGAAAGGCAAATAGTATGGCAAGCACAGAAGAAAAACCGATGGCCGCTGCCGGGTATCTCAGCGCCAGCGAGTTGGCCGAGCTGGTCGACTGCAAGCCGAACCAGCGCAGCAGGATGGTGACTTGGCTCTCGTCGCACAAGTGGCGCTTCGAGATCGGCGCGTCGGGCCTGCCGCGCGTGGCCAGGGCCTATCATGACAAGAAAATGGGTATCTCCGAAGAATCGACGCGCTCACGATATGCCGACACGCCAAACCTCAGCGCCTTCTCGTAAAGAGCGCACCGGGATCGACCGCCTCTACAAGCGCGTAGGGAAGCGGAAGGTCTCGTGGTATTACCAGCACCCTGACGGAACGAGCGAGACGCTGGGCACGGCCGACATCGGCGACAAGAAAGGGATCCTCGAGGCGGAGCGCAGCGCCAAGCGCAAGGCGCTCGACGTCCAGCAAGGGGTGGTGGTGGCGGGATCCGTTACCGAGCTGATCGAACGCTTCCGGGATGAGGTCGCGCCAACGCACTACCGCGACCAATCGAAGGATGGCCTGGCGGTGCGCACCGGCACCTATGCGAACCTGATCAAGTTCTTCGGCGCCATGCGGCCGATGGCGCTCAAGACGGTGCACGGCTACCAATATCTGGATGCGCGGGCGAAGGCCGGGGCGCCAGCCAAGGCAAATAAAGAGCTGTCGCTGATGTCGACCATCAGCCATTACGCGGTGCGCTGGGGACTGATGGAGGCGAACCCATTCACGGACATGATGCAGAACAAAACGGAGAAGGACGTGCGCACGATCACGCGGAGCCAGATCGTACGCTTCTACCTGTGGTCGTTGAGGCAGTCACCCGGCTACCAGGTATTGGGATGCGCCAGCATGTTCACGTACCTGACGGGATTCCGGGCGGCGGAGGTGCGGCCGTTTCACGTGGCCGGCCTGCAGAAGGATGGCGTGCGGGTGGTCAGCGCCAAAAGGAAGATGGGGGAGGATGAGGTGAGCAAGCTGCGCGAGTGGTCGCCGCGGCTGCGCTCGGTAGTGGCGCGGGCGAAGGAAGCGCATTCGGCCAGCCGGCTATACCTGTTCGCGAATGCCAAGGGCGCGCCCTACTCCAAGAGCGGATGGGGGTCGGTGTGGACCGATGCCATGTTCGACTGGATCGCGTCGTTCGATCGACAGGTGGCCGCCGAGCTGGTGGCCAAGCGCGAGTGGGAGGTTCTGTATCGCGCCGCGCGGAAGACCGGCGCCTACCTTGCGCCGTACGAGGGATACAAGCTCACGGACCACCCGGCCTACTTCGCCCTGTCCGACGTCCGCCCTGCCGCGATCACAACCAAGCTACGGAACCGTACCGATGACGCCTACGACTTCGCTGCGCACGCGAACCCGTCCACAACGCACAGGCACTACGACCGGCGCACAGAGCGGCGCGCCAAGGCGACGGAGTAAAAGAACATGGGTGTGCTAGGCAGGCGCGCGTAATGTGCCATCTGCATTGATAAAGTGCACATGGTGGATCAGGACGATCTCGCCCATAACACCTGCCGTTGCGTTATAAATTACCCCGGTAATCGTGCGTGTTATAACACCGGCTGGACTCTCATGGACAAGGAAGGCTGGCCCTCCACTTGTTCCACCTAGGTTGTAATTGACATCTGGGATCCCCTTCCCTATTGCGTCAATCCATTCATCGCGCTCCAAAACACACCCGAGGTGGCGCTCACTAGATGAGTTTACCGGGGTCAGACCGGCATACAGCCCGAAGCAAACTGTTTGCGTCGATGCAACTTGATGATGTGATCGCTCTACACCGGGAAATCCGGCAAATATTACTCCGTCGTCCTGCTGAGCCGGTTCTGGCGGCCACTCCTTAGGACCGTGAGAGACGTCCTTCCCTAATTGAGATATCTCACTTTCTAAAATTCTGAATGTCGCGATGTCCAAGATGTCCGAGCCAAGATTCGCAATCAGGCGATCCTGGAAGTCGAATTCCACATCGCCAACATAAGACCGAACCCCTGTCACTTTAGACAAGCTGGATAAATATTCTTCATACACATGGGCTGCTGTAACCAAAAACGTTTCCAGCCCGCAGTTCAGTAGAAAAGCTGTGCCACTTTGATGAACACTCCAAGTCCTACCTTCATAGGACCCCCAGCAAACAGGGATGACGTGCTTGATCACATTTCGCATGAACTCCCGACCGAAGTCCCCTTTCAACAGAGCAACCGCTTCGTCTTGAGTCATAACGCTCTTTCTTAGCCTAAGGGGGACTGCGTGTGTAATGGCTGCCATGGCGTCTGCCACTGCAGCCTGCTTCGGAGTTCGGTATACTATCCCGAGACGAAAAACTTTCCAACGGGTCTCTTGAAACCCGCATGGATTGGGGTGGTTTCCAAGACTGTCGTTGGAAAGTCAGTTTTGCAAGTACCTGATTAATAGACTGAAAAGGCGATTTGACGGCTGGATTGTGATTCCTGTTGTCGTGGGTTCGAGCCCCATCAGCCACCCCACAGAATGCAAGCAAAAAGCCCAGTCTTCGGACTGGGCTTTTTGCGTTCTGATCCGAACAAAAGCCGGGGTCAGGTCTGACATTCGGACACGAGCTCAGGCTTGAAGAGCATCGAAGATTAGGGAGTTTTGCTGAGCGAA